CTCTTTCACCACCAAACGAGACGTTCAGCTATGACTAAGACTGGACAGGGTCGAACAAGGGCTCTCAAGGCCGTACCAGAGGCGAACAGAGATGAACCGAGATTGGACACGGCAATTCTTGCGCCAAAGTCTCTAATCGGCTCACCTACGCCCAGAATCCACTCACGGCTCAACGATTTACCGTCTAAGGGCGATGAATTGATTGCATTCGCGGAGTCTTGCGGTATTGACTTGATGCCGTGGCAAAGATTTGTCATTCATCACGCCCACAAAATCAAAGATGATCAGAGATGGGCAGCTTCTGAAATCTGCATCGTGGCAGCAAGGCAACAAGGTAAGTCCACGCTCTTATTGATTCGGGCATTGGCCGGACTCTTTCTCTGGAACGAGCCGCTTCAGATTTCATCAGCTCACCGGCTATCGACGGCTCTGGAGTTGTTCCGCCAGATTGTGAAGATTATCGAGACAAATGATTTTCTCAAGAAACAGGTGCAAGTAATCCGATGGGCTCATGGATCAGAAGAAATCGTCACAATCACTGGCAATCGTTACATGGTGCGCGCCAGCAATAACGCAGCACGTGGAATCAGCCGGCCAGAAGTCGTTTACATGGACGAGCTTTCAGAGATGAAGGATCTCGATGGTTTCGCCTCTTTGCGATATACCATGATGGCATCGCGCAATCCGCAAGTATGGACTTTCTCGACGGCCGGTGATCAGGAGTCGGTCGTACTCAATCAGCTACGCGAGCGCGGAATGGCTGCTGCCGTCGGCGGTACGGATTCAATTGTCTATCTGGAATGGTCTGGATATACCGACGACATCACAGATGAAAAAAATTGGATTGCAAGTAATCCAGCACTTGGCCACACAGTGCATGAAGATAACATTCGCGCCGTACTTAATGACCCGCCGCACGTTGTCCAGCAGGAAGTGTTGTGTCGCTGGATCCATCAAAAAGACGCAGTCATTCCGGCAATTTCATGGAAAGAGTGTGAAGATGCCAGTGTCGAGCTAGATGTTGAAAAGACGACTTGGTTTGGACTTGATTTGTCGCCGGATCGTAGAGCAGCCGCATTGGTGGCCGCTCAACGCATTGGTGACGACAAGTTCGTGGTCAAGCTGCTGCGAACATGGGAAAACTCAGTTTCGCTCAATGATTTAGAGATGGCCAATCAAATTGCGGAGCATTTCCGCAAGTATCCAGTCGAAGTTATTGCCTACTCAAAAAGAACGGCCACGGCAGTGGCTGGTCGCCTAGTTCCAGCCGGTATTCCAATTATGGACTTCGATGGCCACAATTACGCGACTGCATGCGATCAATTACTTTCGGCTATCACGTCAAATCGATTGCGTCACGCTGGCAACGAAGAGCTGACAAAACAAATGCTCTCAGCCGTTAGATTGCCTCATGGCGATGGCGGGTGGGTAATTGGGCGCAGAGCTTCCCAGACGACAGTATGCGCCAGCGTTGCCACTGCGCTTGCTACATTCTATGCGACACGCCCAGAGACAGAGATAGACATTCTGGTCGGTTAGATGTATAGCCGACCTTTAGACTTCACGCATGGGTCTATTCTCTCGCACAGTAACGACTGCGGCTCCGGCTGCGACTTCCGACATTGAAGCGTCTTTGGCTCCAGTAAATGTCACTAGCTCTCTCTACAATATCTACGGCGTTGCCGGCATTACTGCATCGCGCGTCGAGTTTATGTCCGTACCAACGTGCGCGAGAGCAAGAAACATTATTTCGTCCAGCGTCGCATCAATTCCGCTCCGCGTTCGCACAAAGGCAGATGGCGCACGTGTAGAGCTTGTTCCAAAGGTTATTAACCAACCAGATCCACGCGTTCCCGGATTTGCAACGTATGCATGGCTGGCAGAAGATTTGCTGCTATATGGGTACGGGTATATGCGCATTCTTGAATTATATGCAGACACGTATCGGATTCGTAGTGCAGAACGCATTGATCCAACACGCGTCACAATTAAAACAAATGCGATGGGAACCGAGATTGATTATTACTGCATCGATTCGATTCCCGCACCTTACGATGGCGTGGGCGCTTTGGCAGTTTTCTATGGAGTCGATGAGGGCATTCTCAACAGAGCTGGCCGAACAATAAAAGCCGGTGCGGAGCTCGAGCGTGCGGCGACAATGTACGCACGCGAGCCAGTTCCAACAATGGTCTTGAAATCTAACGGCACTGCACTTCCAGCAGATCGCATCGCGAAACTTCTGGAATCTTGGGGGCAATCACGTCGCAATCGTTCAACTGCATTCTTGAACGCCGATGTCGAATTGCAGACGCTTGGATTTGATCCAGAGAAATTGCAGCTCAATCAAGCTAGATCTTACGTTGCAACGGAATTGGCCAGAGCAACAGGCATTCCGGCGTATTACGTAGATGCAGAATCCGGATCTAGCATGACTTATTCAAACGCAACTTTGGCGCGTCAATCTTTGCTGGACTTTTCTTTGCGTCCAATTATGACTGCCATTGAAGAGCGTCTCTCAATGACTGGAATGGCTAATGATTTCGTGCCAGCATCACAGGAAGTCAAGTTCGATTTAGATGATTACTTGCGCGGATCAGCCAAAGAGCGCGCAGACGTTTACAAGATTCTCTACGACATCGGAGCTTTAACGTCCGATGAAATCCGACTAGAAGAGGAAATGATCCGATGAAAGAATCAAAGCCAACTCCGATGAATCTTAACTTTTCAATCAAGGTCACGGCGACTGACTTTCCAAAGCGCGAAATCTCTGGACGCATCGTCACCTGGAATGAAGAGGGCTCTACATCAGCCGGCTCAACTATGTTCAAGCCTGGCTCTATAACTTTTAGTGATACAACTAAATTGCTACTTGAGCATCGTCGTGAATCTCCAATCGGATTCCTAAAAAGCTACGACGAAGATGAAGAAGGTATTTACGCCACATTTTCTATCGGCAAAACAACTGCCGGATCTGATGCTTTGGAAGAGGCATTCACTGGATTACGCGACGGTTTCAGTGTTGGCGTTCTGGCTGAAAAGTATAAAAACGTCGATGGCGTTCTAGTTATTAGCGCAAGTGCGCTCAAAGAAGTTTCACTTGTCACAGATCCAGCCATAAGAAGCGCAAAGGTTGCGGTCGCAGCTAGTGAGCAAGAAGATTCTGAATCCGTCGTGGAAACAGAAGAACAAACTACCAAAGGAGAAAACGAAGTGGAAACAACTCCAACCGTTACAGAAGCACCAGCCGAAACGGTTGAGGCTTCCAAAGTCGTACAGGCCGAGGCAGCTCGTCCGCTCTATTTCACATCACCACGATCACCAATTACAACTGGTGGCGCATACCTTGAGCACACAATCAAGGCAGGACTTGGAAATGAAGATTCTCGTCAATATGTAAAAGCTGCTGACGATTCATTCACAACAAATCCAGCGTTCTCACCAGTTTCATACGTTCGCGACGTTGCACAAAACACAAACGCAGATCGTCCAGTAATTGACGCATGCGGTGGAACACGTCCGCTTAATAGCTACGGAATGACAGTTTCAATTCCTAAAATCACTGCAAATTCAACTGCTGCAACAGTGGCAGAAGGCGGAGATCCAACAGGAACAACTGCAATCACTTCAGCTTACGTCAATGCGACAGTAATCAAGAAGGCTGGTTTCCAGCGTTACTCAGTAGAATTGTTAGATCGCTCAGATCCATCATTCTATGAAATTATGCTTCAAAATCTTCGCGATGCGTATGCTCAGGCAACTGATTCTTATGTCGTTGCACAAATCACTGCTGGCGGAACTCAAGCGACTGCAACTGCTGCTGACTCAGCCGGCATCATTTCATTCGTATCAACAGAATCACCAGCCGTTTATACTGCAACAAAGCGCACTGCTAAGTCATTCGTATCGGGAACATCTATCTGGAGCCTTCTTATGGGAGCGACAGATACAACAGGTCGTCCAATTTACAACGCTGGAAATCCTATGAACAATGCTGGATCTGCGGTTCCAACATCTATTCGCGGAAACGTTCTTGGACTTGATTACTATGTAGATCCAAACATGGTTTCAACATCAATCGATGAATCAGCATTCATCATCGATCCACGTTCAATCGAAATCTTCGAATCTCCTGCTCTAACGCTGGCCACTAATGTGCCAACAACTGGAGAAATTGAAATCATGCTTTATGGTTACATCGCAGCGCAAGCAACCTTCGCAGGTGGCCTACGTCGCTTTAACCTAACCTAAGCAAACTAATCATGGGCTAGGTGCGCTCCCGTATCTAGCCCAGCAGCTCACGAAAGGACACAGAGATGCCAGCAATCATTACAGTCGCAAGTCTGCGGCAGGTTCTTGGCGTCTCTGTGTCTCTTTATTCAGATGCCTATCTTGAAGGCATTATTGATTCAGCCGAGCAGGTAATTCTGCCGCTATTGACTGCCAATCAAAACTCAGTCGCCGCCGTTTATCTGCAAAACAATGTCGCCTATTACATAACACAAAAGCCAAACACATTCGTCGCTGGCCAAAGTGTTGTCATTACAGGTTGCGTTCCAAATACATTCAACGGAACGCTAACAGTCACTTCAAATTATTATGATCCATTTCCTTACTTACCTTTCGCATATCCGGCTCCTTATTTCTACTTTACGGCAGCTATAACAAATAGTGACATTACATTTCGTCCAGTCATTCCTGGCGGCGTAGTTTATCTATCTGGGGCAGACGCGGCCACGCTCTATGCGAATACCGACGCAGTCGAACAGGCGGTCACCATCGTCAGCGTTGAGATATTCCAGAGCGTGGTCGCTCCAGGTGGACAAATTGAAGGCGTAGATTTCGCGCCATCGCCATTTCGTATGGGAAGGTCACTTCAAAATCGCGTCATTGGTCTTCTTGGTAATTACATCGACGTCTCAACAATGGCTATGTGATGCCTACACCAACATCAATCGCGACCAATATCCGAGGCACACTTGCCACTGCACTTGGATCAGTAGCTGCATCAGTATATTCGACCGTGCCAGAGGCCGTCATTCCACCAGCTTGCGTTATTGTGCCAGACGCACCTTATTTAGAAACGACGACAATCGGTAAAAGTACGGTACGCGTGAAAGTCAATTTGGTTGTCAGTGCAGCCGTTGCATATAACAACAACGCCGGAGCACTAGATAATCTGGAACAATTAGTCATAAGCATTATGCAAGCGATGCCAACTGGATACGTTGTCGGAGACGTTCAACAACCGACAATCCAATCAGTGGGAGCATCTAATCTACTAGTGGCGGATCTCGCGGTCAGCACTTACTACACTCAAGAAACTATCTAAGGAGACAAAGAAATGCCAACAACAATAGTCACCGGTCGCGACATAGTATTCACGCTTGCCACCGTTAATTACGACGCGCAGACAACTGCCGTCACTTTAGTCAATGCACCAGTCATTACTACTTATCAGACACTTGATGGAAAAGCTTATAAGCACATTGATGATCAATGGACACTTAATATCGAGCTTCTTTCAGATTGGGGCGTTGCATCATCACTCTTCGAAGCGATGTGGACTGCGTTCACTTCTGCTCCGAACACTGCACTTGCATTCAGCCTAACAACTGCAACAGGCGCAGTCTTTACCGGCAACGTGTTCCCAGTAGCACCAACTGCTGGCGGAGCTGCACCAGATGCGCAGACAGATTCTTGGGCGATGCTTTGCTCAACAACACCAACCGGCACATTCAGCTAAACAAAACAGAAACGGGAGCACAGAATGAAACTACCAATCACAATCGAATACATGTCCGGCGAGTCAGGCACATATACGGCACAACCGCCAGAGTGGGCTAAGTGGGAACAAAAGACAGGCAACACAATTTCGCAGGCGCAGGAGAAGATTGGAATCTCTGATCTTCTCTTCCTTGCGTGGAATGCGATGAAGCGTGAAGCTGGTGGCAAGCCCATTAAGGGCTATGAAATCTGGTGTGAAACAGTGGCCGATGTGACAGTCGGTGACGTTCTCCCAAAAGTTACGCCGCCGGAAGCGTAAATCGCATACTCGTCGAAGTAGCAATAGCGACGGGAATCCCGATGAGCGAATGGACGACGGCGGAGCAGATTTATACGGCTTTCGAGATATTGGAGAAACAGAATGGCGTTTAAGGCGACGAAAGGCCAAGGAACCTTTCGCATTGAAGTCGAGCCTTATGCGCTAAAGAATCTGATTTCAACACTTAATCTGCTAGACAAAGAAACGCAGGGTCGCGTCCGCGATGCAGCTCAGCCGCTATCTAAACGACTAGCTGGCCAGATTATGATGTTTGGACATGGCTCACCGACTCCACAGACAAAGCTAGTCTTGCAATCAATCGTCACTCCACGCGATCGATTGATTCGCGTTGATATTGGTGGTACAAAGAAAGTCGGCCGTGCCTATGGTGGACGACCAAGTAAGAGCGGCAAAGGCGCAAAGGTTGGACGCACTCAAGCTCCGGCCGGCGCACTTCTCTGGGGCGCAGAATATGGATCCCGTCCGGGCATTGATAGAGCAGGGCGAAAATACACAAACCGATTCAAGGTTCCATATAATCGCGAAGGATTCTGGTTGAATAAAAGCGTGGACTTCTACACTCCAGTCGTTGCGCGGGAGTATATTTCAATCGTTCAGGGAATTATTAACGATTTGGGGCTCAAATAATGGCAGGCATTCCAAAGGTCAAGATTACCTTCGATGCTGACTTTGATGATCTCAAAAAAGGCATAAAAGGTTCACAGGCAGAAATCGAAACATTCTCCGACAAGGTTGGAGACTTTGGCAAGAAAGCCGCAGTCGCTTTCGGTGTTGCTGCTGCTGCTGCGGCTGCTTATGCAATCAAGATAGGTGTCGATGGTGTAAAGGCAGCAATCGAAGATGAAGCATCACAAAACAAACTGGCCAATGCTTTAGTAAATGCCACTGGTGCAACGAATGCGCAAATTGCAGCAACCGAAGATTCCATTCTCAAAATGTCTTTGGCGACTGGTGTTGCAGACGACAAACTACGTCCAGCGTTGCAGCGATTAGCAATTTCAACTGGAGACATCAGCAAGGCGCAGGAT